CTACGGCGTACACCACCGACAACTACGATCTGACCAATGAAACACATAAGATCGTGACACTCCATGCTTGATAGCATACGTCCCTGTGCAGCCTTGAATGTTGACACCGCAAAGTGAAACAAGTCTACAAGGGGTGCAGGTCCACTGGCTCTACCACCAAATGTCTTGAGCCTTGCACCCGCTGGGCGTACTTGGCTTACGTCCCACTTAGGTATCTCACCTGCCCACAGTAGTGCAAGTACTTGACGTAGTGCCTTGGCCCAACCTTCTTTGCTGTCCTTAACTACTACAGTTGTCTCACTAACGTACAACTCAGGTACTTCTGGCAGCTTGCTGATGAACTGACGTTCAACACTGAAGCCTACCCCAGTGCCACAGAGGAGTATGTACATAGCCTCATCAAATGACTTAGGATCATCTACTGGTAAGTAACTACAGTTGAACCCTGCTGTGTTGTCACGATCTAATGCAGGTCCAGCCGACATCATGGCCCTCATAGATGGCATAACGTCTAAGCTAAGGATAGCTTTCTCAATCTTGCTTACTTGCTCATTGGGTATCGCTGCTATCTTACGTACTACGTTATCTATGTATCGTCCTACTGTCTCTGACCACGATTCCCTGCGGCCTTCCTTGTCTAACCATCGTGCATACCGTGAGGTGTGGATGAAGGCTTGGTAGTCTGTTGGTAAAAAGTTATTCATATGTGTCTACTCCGATACTGTTTTAATTGATTTGATTGTCATACCATCTACATCGTAGATAAATTCTTGAAGAGCGTTCCTAATTTCATCATTGATAAAATTGTCTGCTGGCATTTGATACTCACTCTCATCTATATCAAGTGCTAGAAATACTTTAACTATCATCTTGATCCTCAATCAGTACGTTGAGATACCACTGTGCTTTACGTAAATCTTCCACACCATTCTTGTACTTGTATCGCCACAGGTATTTCATAATGTTACCCTGTAGGTAGAACGAGAACCCTTCCTCACCTGTTGCTGCACGAATGGCGTCAATACATTCTACTCCTGCAAAGTTGTAGTGGGAAGGTGAGTTTACCATGTCATCATCATCACTAGTGTCATTGTCTAGTATACTAGCTGCCTCTGAAAATTTTGTTACATTCATTATCATACTCCCTATTGTTTAAAGTTAACGTTGATGACGTTCTGTTCTATACTAACTATTGTAGTTTTTGACAATTCTTCTTCTTCTTCTTCAGCCTTGTCTACCATCACATTCAATGTATCACGGACGTACTCATCTTCTTCCATTGCAGGTACTGCTGCGCACACCATATTTGTTATAGTCATTAAGTTAAAGTGATCTTCATCTGACAGGTTGTTCTCATCTGTAGTTATAGTGCCTACTAGCAACTCTCCTGTCCAGTTACCTTTCTTATCTATGAATGGCGTTAACCGCACAATGTAATCGTTGGCATCAAAACTTATAAATACGTTGTTATCTTTTTCCATGTGCGTTATTTCCTTTTTACTTTTCTATAGGGGCAGTGTATCAATGTTGTATGCATATCCTTACCCTTTTCTTTTAACCATTCTTCTGGAATGATCCTGTCGTAAAAAGGTATACCATACTTAGTACACCATTGTCCATAGGTAGTTTTAGCTCCCTTACTTAATTTTCTTCTACTGCTTGTAAATACAAAGCGTATGTCTAGCTTAGGATGCTGTGCCTTCACTGCTAAATGCTTACGCCTATCATCTGCGTTAAACAATCCCTTTGTCTCAATTATTATACCGTTCCCCAACACAAAGTCAGGGGTATAGGTACGGTACATAAGGTCTTCCCATTCAATCTTGACTTGCTCATACCTAAACTTTACATTGTGTTCAACAAGATACTCGCTGGTTCTGACCTCTAGCCCACTCCTATACCCATGCTTCATGGCGGCAGAGAATTGCTTTGCCTTCATGGTACTAAAAGTCTCCCACTTTAAGGGTAGAGTACTCACCCCAACCAGTACCAAACACACCTGTTTTGTTTGCTTCCGCAATGTATGCCAGTGTTTCTTCTACCTTCTCTGTAGCTTCCTTCAGTAACTCAGGGCTTACCTTGTGCAAGTGTGCAATGTAAGGCGCAGTCTTTTCTACAGCTATGAAGCTGAACTCCGTAGCTTTAAGGCCAGCTTTTTTACAAGTCAGTACGTAGAAAGCAGCCTGCACATGGTACATATACTTCCCTACTTGCTCTGCAAAACCAGATGGTGATGCATCAATGGTAGTCTTGATATCAAATAGCTGACCTGTCTCTGGGATGTACAAGTCTGGCCGTGTCTTTAGGTTCAAGCCAGTTTTCTTATCTGTCACAAAGATACTACTCTCCGTAACCCTGCGGCTATCTGTTAGTATACTATTACAAGTAGGGTTCTCTAAGGCTGAGTTACACATCTTGTGGTGTACGTAGTATTCAACTTCTGTTAGTACAACTTGATCATCCTTTTTATTACTGTATAAATCTTTGAACGTTTTAGATGCCCTTGTCTTTGGTCCTTTCATAACTAGGTCACGCTCTGGCTCCAAGAGAGTAGCGTGTACAGCAGACCCAAGGGCAAATGCTGGGCTGTCACCTAATGGTTTCTGTGCCATGTAGTGCGCAAGCGATTGCTTGCACACCGTTTTAATGGCAGTCGAAGAGTACCCTACCTGTCTGTGATACTCTTCATTTGACATGTCATAGACAATACCTGACTGCGGCATGTCCATTACACAAAGTCCTCTTCATTGATATCCACAAACTCTTCTACTGTGTCTGTGTCTATGTCCTCATGCCTATTCATGTTCTCGTCCCATGTATTAAGTATGTAGGTATTGTAGTTCTCAATCCATGCCATAAAGTTAGCAAAGACTTCTTGTGCATCGTTATCCATCTCCAACGTAGTACCTAGCTGAAGCTCGGCCTCTGGTACGTAGAAGCTAGAGCCGTTAGGCAGCGGTACTTCCCTTGTAGTACAAGAGATGTTATGCTGTGGTGGTAGGCGTTGCATCTTAGATAGCTTGTTGAATTGATCACCCATTGTCTTGAAGGCGTCACGGTTATCAATCTCCCAGATAAATGCTGTAGTATCTACGTCAACTGCATTACCATTCTCATCTGTAGGATTGACCAACTCTACTGTACCAAACAATGCACGAACCCGCTTGATAGACTTGATCAGTTCCTTCATATGGTCAGGCAGTGCTGCCCAATCTTTGATAAACCCTGCTGGCTTACCACAGTTGAAGCCGCCCTCGTTGTCCTTCATGTCATTGTTAAGGTCATTTGCCATAACAGTCTTGAGGAAACGGTTAGCTGTATTGTCATTACCCTTGATAAACTTCTTGTACATAAACCGTTGTAGGAATGGACGGATAGTTGCACCATCTGCATAGTAGGTAGGACCGTCAGGTATCTCCAGTTTGTATGCACCACCCGCAATAACTTCTACATTCTTCATCTTACCCTTGACCTCTTGCTGGCCCATGAGTGGTGTGTGATGAATACGTAAACGTGCAAGTGTGCTTGCCTTACTTGTATTCTTTGAAGCCTCTGCGTTCATACCCATTGCTTGGGCCATTGCTGCGAAGTTGTTTGTGTCTATTGTTGTAACTTGATTCATGTTTAAGTCTCCTTGTTGTTGATCAGGTGAGTGATAGTTATATCACGCTACATCTTTTGTGTCAAGCCAATTCGGGCCTATCTTTGCCTCTAATAATAGAGGTATATTGAAGTCTATTCCCCACTTGCGATTGACGATTGGTATCAGCTTGTCGTTAGCTGCTTGTATTACTCTTAGTACTTTCTCCTCTTCGTTGGGATGCACATCAATTACTATTGAGTCATGCACTGTGTTGACTACGCAACTACGTAGTTTGTTTGCTGTCAGTAACTTATCAATGTATATCAGAGATATGGGTACAATGTCAGCCGTTGCAAACGATTGGACGGGATAATTTTTAATCTGTGTGAAATAAGTCACACCCCCGAACCTTCGCCGTACTACATCAGGGAATGAAAACTCACGCCCAGATGGTGTAGTTATCTTACCAGTGTTGAGTGCCTCTTTGGCTAGTGCCTTGTGCCATTCAGCTACACCGGAATACTTTGTCGTAAACTGTTGATAGTATGCCGCTTCTGCAGGACTACGACCAAACCCACTGGCTCCATACAAGGGAGCGAAGGTGTGTGCCTTGGCATCTTGCCGTGATATAGGCTGACCTGCATCTGATATAACCTGTGCAGTGTAGCTGTGTACATCAAAGCCTGTGGTTACCTCGTCAATGGCAGTCATGTCCTGAGACAAGAACGCCGCAACACGAAACTCTAGCTGGGCAAAGTCGGCCTCCATGATTTGTCCACCCTTCCATCGTGAGATGAATACCTTCTTGACAGGGAACGTACCACCACGTGGCATGTTCTGCATGTTAGGATCAGCGCCAGACAAGCGTCCTGTCCCAGTGCGATGTTGTAGTAGACGTACATGTAGCATCCCGTCAGGCTTTACATGTGTAGCAATGCCCTCAACGAAGCTGCTGAGATACGTCTCTACGGCTGACAACCTACGTACATTCTGTAGGAATAACTCAGCCTCACGCATACCCTTGGAACGGGCAATGCCCTCAAGGAATACAAGGTTGTCTTTGCCTGTGCCAAAACCATTGGCGCTGATCCACTTAGAATTAGGTGGTACGAATTTTAAGCCAGCAATGCTACTAAGGTTATCACAAAAAGTATATCCCACACCACTGCAATTATTACATTTATTTGATCTAGCATATTGAGTCCCATCCTTTTTTTGTTTCCATGTTTGTCCAGTGCCATTACATGTGCGGCATTGGTGTGCCTTCTGCTTGTACAACTTATCGCTGTACTGATTGACGGTACGCTTGTACTCTGCGTCAGGCATACGTTCGTCAAACAAGTCTGCCCACATCTTCTTATCCTGTGGCTTACGACTGTAGATAACCCAAGACAATTGCTCTGGGCTGTTGAGGTTGATTGGTCTGTCACCCATTAGGTCAGCCGCTTGTTCCTCAAGTGCTATGCTTAGTACGTTACGCTCTTGCTCAAACTCAGTACGAACTTCCATTAGTGCGTTCATGTCAACCTTGAACCCACGCTGATAGATACGGGCAAGGTGTATACACAACTGATTAGTCAACTGTATCGTTGGTACTAAGGAACTGCACCCCTCGTATGATGTCTGCAAAACATTATACAGTTGTTGAGTAGCATGTAAGTCATGTGATAGATACTCTGATAGTTCAGCATGAGGTATATCACGTGTGGAATATCCATCCTTAAAGTACTCCTTCAATGTGTCTTGCTTCTTAGTGTCCAATTCATAACGTTCTGCACACGCCTCAAGTGATAGCGGTTGCTTCTGTCCACGCTGCAGAACGTACTCACCCAACATGGTATCGAATACCTCACCGTCATATACAAACCCTGACTCCCATAGCCATAGCAAATCATGCGGTGCGTTGTGTG